TGTCTTAGATTGCGTCCATGTTGGTACGCCTTTGGAGCCTGCTTAACAGGCTTAGGCTGATCGCCGCTAACGTGCTTTGGCTGTACCTCGATTTCACTTGGGGCAATCAACTTAACGCCGCAAGCCTCACTAGCCGCCGCTGCCATGTAGGTTGCATCGAGCCAGTGATTGTTCGAGTCCTTAACCATCCAATAGGTCTTGGTTCCCTTGCCCTCAGTGAACTTCGTCACCAGTTCTTCCGCTGCGATATGCTGCGCGTACTGCGAATGTCGCCGTTCTTCCTCAAGTGCAAACAACGAAAGCGAACCACGCCGAAGCATGTTTGACTCGTCGAAGGCTGGGGTCATAAAGCGTTCATGCACGAACTGCTTCCAATAGCTTGTATCAAGCTCGTAAAGCCAGACGTTTGAGGACGGAAGCTTTTGAGCGTGAAGGTTGGCACCCGCAATAGTCGTCGATGTAGACTTAGCCTTTCGATGGTACGGATCTTGACCCTTACTAGGATGAAAGATCCCGCCAACCTCACGACAGAACTGGTAAGCCGCATTGGTAAACGCACCCGAGTCCACAAAGCAAAAATCGATCGTTCGCCGAGTGCCTGTTGTGTCGTTGAATTCTTTCGTTAACAAATCATCCCGAAGGCTTAGCAACGCCTGGTAGATCATCGGCTCGCTGGCTTCGTGATCCATGCTCTTATCAGTCCCGTAAACCTGATGGATTCCATAGTCGGCCACAACTCCACCGGCCCCATGCCACCAAGAGGTTATGACCCAATGCAGGTAGTATTTTCCAAGGTCGATTGCCGCCGTAAGTGCAACTGTGTTAGCAGGCAATTGACGACGAACCAAACCACTCACCCGCGACTCAACCAAAGCAGGAGTGATCCCTAGGCCCATCGGCCCGGCTTCCTCAGGTGGATCGTTGTCAATCTCGGTAGAAACTGCCTTTTGGCCTACGTCTGCGACTCGGTTGAAATACGATTGCACCGCTGACAATTCCATCGGCTCGCCGTCGCTGTGAGTCTTTTTGCTGTAGCTATGCGGATTGCTAACGACAGAACCACGCTCGATGTCCTCTTGATTGTCTCGCCAAAAGCGGAAAGCCTCCCTAGCGTCAGGATCATCGTTCTTGCGTCCCTTTCGCATGTCGATGTACTTCTCGATTAAATCCATCCGATCCGGCTTGGTAACGAGCTTGCGGTATCGCTTGCCCCTCCAAGATGGCTTGATCTTCGGATCGGTGTAACGATACGCAATGCACTTGCGATTCTGGATCGTACAAAGCATCACCCGAGGGATCCGCTCTGAGGACTGACCTAATCCCGCAATGTCCTGCTCGATTACTTCCTCGTTCTTATCGATGGTCGTTTCGCTTGCCGCTGCTTCCCTGTCTTCGATGTCATCGATTATAGCCAAGGTAGGTCGTCTGCTTCGGTACTTAGTCCCGCGGATCGCTCCATCGATCCCAAGGGAGTAAAGCACTTGGCCACATGAAGCAGGCTCGATCTCCAATGGCCATCCCGGTAGCTGTTCCCTGGTGATGGTCGGGAACACAAAGAACTCAGGCCCGATGACGATGTTGGTAGGTTGCCCTTGGCAAGTCTGCATCCTGCCTCTACTCGACCAACCTCCGACAGCCTGAAACGGAATGGCGATCTCAGGGTAGTCAGCCGCGAAGATTTCATTTTGTTGGAGTTGCTCAACGATGTCCCGAACTTCCTTTTTTGCTTTGTCGGCGTTCTTTCCGATGACTACCGGAAAGGTCGATAGATGCCGGATCATCAAGTAAAGAGCCGTTAGGATTGCTAACGTCGTCTTGCCCTCGCCCCGTGGCCCTGCAATCGATTGGTCACCGCCGTAAAGAGCCGCATCGATGATTGAATGAACCATAGCCAAGCGATCCTCAGTCCAGCCCTCGAAGAACTTTTCGGGGAAGTAGGTCGAGAGCCACAAAGCAGGATCAGACTCGCACTTGAGCCGACGAGCAGGATCGAGAGGTGGAGGGATGGAGATGTCCCGTTGGCTAGCCCGCTTCTTGGCCATCAAGTCGCGTTGATACAGCCGACGGTCACCCTTGACCGGATCCGCCGACAATGCCGTTTTCGGATGCAAGCTTAGCAAGGTCTGCAACTGGGACAGACTTAGCGAGCTCAAGAAGTCGGAGTCTAAGCTCATTGTCCTTGGCCTCCTTTTTTGCTTCCGCTTCGTCCCGCTTGTGATCGAGAGCGTCCGCACCCAAAAGCACCTTCGCCGCATCGACCGCCAATTCGGGATCTGTCAAACACTGCATCAACGCTGCTTTGATCGCTTCCTTGTCTACGTTCCATTTTTCTTTCAAGGCTCGATTCACCATCGCTATGTCGCGTCTTGTCTCGATCCTGAACAAACCGCCCCCTACCCCGCGAAAACACTTGCTAACGTGCTAACTTTCTTTTGTTTTTTCGGGCTAATGGTCTGCGTACCAAAAGTCCATGTCGCTGAAAGGACCCCAAAATAGGGGGGCGTAGCTGTCATCATGTTTGCTTCTCCTGCCACTCAGCATTCTTGCCACTCTTGACCCTGGTTATCTCAGTCCCGCTAGCCGAAGCGATCTCGACCGACCAATCATACCAACCAGGTCGAAGCAATCCAGTAACCGCCTTAGCCACATCAAATCGAAGCGTCACGTTTCCGCTTCCGGCATCAATGACAGTACCGCTTTGGACGAATGAATTAACCCCTTGGTCATCCTCGTAACGCATGCCGAATTTACAGGTCGCTGTAGCCGCCACGAATCCGCTCGGAAGCGCAACCGTCCAAGAGAATGCCCTGCCATTGGAATTCAAATAATCATCCCCGATTATCAATGGGCTTGCCAACTGACCCGATTCTGTAACCGGAGTTGAAACCGTTACCGTTCCGCCTGCCTGGATTAGATCCGTTTGGCTCTTTACGTTGTTTAGAATGTTGCCTGCTTGCGTCCCTGAGTAACCCGTTGCAAGATCAGTAGACCAAGGATTACCAGCTGCACCTGAATCAATCAACGCCTTGCCCGTTGTGCCTGCCGTTGTGTGTCCGCTGGTCGCCTCATCCCAAACGCCATCGGCCACCGCTCCAGAAATTTCGCTCAGGGTAAACGTCAAGTTCGGAATCATCATGTACGCCGATGTTGTATCAGGCACAGTTGCCCATTGACCTGTTGCCGATCGCGTACGGATCGTTGCAACTTTAGTTGAGCCGACATAATCCTCGACAAGCCCAACTTGATCTTGGCCCGTTCCGCTTCTGATGAAAACTAGCTGCCCATTATAGGCATCGTCACTTGCTGATGCACTTGCATTAAGCGTGATCGTGGTCGATGTACCACCTTGTGCTAGCCCTTCGTTGACTGAGTTTCTACCCGCATCAGCAAGAATTACAAACTCGCTTGTATTGTCTGGATTGATTCGCCAATCTCGATCAACTGTCGCAACCTTGGTCGAGCCGTTGTATTGAAGAATCAATCGAGCCTGCCCCGCTCCTGTTCCTGTCTCGATAAATATCAACCCAGGATCGTACTCGCCGTTAGTCGCACTTGCACCCGCATCGAGTTGAATCTGATTGTTGCCCGTTCCTGGCCCCTGTGCTGTCCCTGCCCGAACGATAACGCTAGCCAACTGCCGCAATCGTCGCCCGGCTGAGGATGCGATGTTGTGCGTCGCGCCCGTCAGCACTTCGTCCCAAACCGCATCGGCAATCGGAGAGTAAAGATCATTAGTCGCAAGTGCGTTTGGCCCTAGTTCAGCAATGCCACCGCCGGCAGTGATATCGAGGTTGCCGAAGTTAACTGGGAAGGTCACAATCAAATCAGTCTTCGCTTTAATCGCCGCAACTTCGGTGTCGATAAAATCATCGATAGCGTCAACGCTTGTTTGTGTTGCTCGGCTTGCGATTGTCGCATCGATCCTTCCAAGCTCCGTTGCAAGCTCCGTCCTAACGCCGCTTGCCGTCAGTGTACTTACCGCCCCAGCAAGAGCCGTGATTGTCCCTGTCGCTGTTGCTAAGCCTCCGGTTGAGTTAGTTGCATTGGTGTAAATCGCATCGAACACGCTGGCAGGCAGCACGCTCCAATGATGCGATGCCATCGAGTGAGCCGTATTGCCCGAAGTCAGAACCAAGCGTCCTGTCGTGTCAGTGTTGCCTGTCGTCAGAGCGATCAAGTAATAACCGTTGGCATCATGCGTCACCGTAGCACCGCTCAATGTGGCCACTGTTCCGTTTTTCGCTAAACGAAAATCAGCGACGACGGCATTGGTAACCGCCGCGCCGGTCGAGTCAAGAACAGGCCCAACGATATCAGTTGCTACCGTCGATTGCTTCAATCCCTTCATTAGCACTCTGCTCCTAGTAAGACTCGTCTACGCCTGTTTCCGCCCGCCATCTGTTCCGTGTATCTTCGCCTGCGTCTTAGTGGCATGTTACCGCGACCGATCTGCCATAACTGACGCACTTCGCCCGGCGTAAAAGACCGCAGATACAACCTCCAGTCGTCTGCCAAGCCGTCAATATTTCGCTGCAATCCACTCACGCCGCCCAAATTCAGCGCGGTCGTTGATGCTGCAATTGTGCCAGAAAATGCCGCTGAGCCAATCGATGCGCCGTTCACAAATGCCGTCACTGTCGACCCGTTCCAAGTCGCGCAAAGATGATCGAAGCGAGTCCCTGGTGCGGTGTACGCAAAAACATTTGTCGTGCCGTTGATTGCGACTGCTAAGCCTGAGCCCTGGTATGACATGGCAAATTCCGAAAAATTGGCCCTCGAAACCAATCTGGAAAAGCCTGTCCCGCTGCCTCCCGTTGATCGCAACCTCGCCCAAACAGACATCGTTAGCTGTGTTGTCGCCTGAGTGCGTAAATTAGCCGTTACCACGTCATCCAGTCCATCAAAATCTAAAGCACCCTTTCCACCGCTGACTACCCAATCGGAAGCAGGATCCATATTGGTCAAGGTGCCCCAGTTCTGCCTTCCAGACAGATCCCACAATCGAGTGCCACCCATTGCAGGATTAAGCGAAGGACACCACCATCCGGCATCAGGGAAAAGACGAGGAAACATTGCCTCCGATGCCGACCGAGCGAAACCATTTTGTACCGACGTATTAAGCCAAGTCACTACTCGACCACCTTATCAACAAGCGGAATGAGAATGACCCGCGAAGCGTTATCGGTTGCCGTTGTTTCGTCCCTGACCGCCACCCCTAAATTGTTGTCTGCAATCGGAGCAACGTAACGCCCGATAGGTCTCCAAACTACAGGAGCCTGAATAAGAACAGTATTTGCATCAGCAGTTGCCACTAGCGAGGTAACCGCTGGCCCTGCTTGACGTAAATTAGCATCCGAAGTACCAAGCGTATAAGAACCCGCAGTTCCAGTGACCTTGGCAGGCCACTCGGATCCGTCGCGGGAATTGACAAGGTAAAGATCAACCGTATTTCCAGCCGTCGGAGCTGTACCGGTCTCAATAATCAAATAGACCGCGTAATCGCGATCCCAATCAGAGCCAAGATCCGCGGATGCACCTTGGATCGCAGATCCATTGCCAAGCGCATCAAACGATAGCGTGTGAGTAACACCGCTTGCACCAGCCTCACCCCAAATAATCGCCGTACCTTGTGAAACCTTAAAACTATCAGGCAACGCCATTTTGCATCATGCTCCTTGCTGATTGAACGTGACCGGGCTCAACATGCGACCATCCTACCGATTCCGTCCACTTTACTGTCTTCCACTGTAGCGACTTGAGCCGCTCGATTTGGGCTTGCGTTGCAATGCCAAACGATACCAGACCGTGCATCATGTCGATTGCCGTCTGACTGCTGAGGTCTGCGTTGAACACGTTTCCGCTCGCGTCCTCTATCCATCCAACAATCGAGATGCAAAGCTTTTTTATCTGTTCGTCAGACGATTCCCGGCCAAGTTTGACCGAGGCGTATAACGACTCCTCAAGCGACCACTTTTTAACTTCGACCACTGGAACCAATCGATTGACCGTGACCGTCCGCACGTTTATCAAGTCCGCTGCCGCTTGGTCGCTTGCGCCTTGGTATTGAGGTTTTTTAAGCTCTTCAATCAATGTTTCGTAATTCACGCTCGCGCCTCAATTCTGGTTGTGACAAAAACAACATACTCGATGTACCTCCAAAAACCGATCGCATCAAGAATCGGATTAAGCATCGGGGACATTACGCAATATCGAATGTGATAGGGGCTTCTGTGATGCTCGGCATGATGCTTGCACGATTG